AGTGGTTGAGAATATGTTGAATATCAACCGCAGTGCTTGATGGCTGTTTTGAAGCTCCTATCGCTTCCTTCTGGAAGTTTAATTCAAAAAAACATTAAGGAATTACCGAACATGAACACAATAGCATTATCCCCCGAACAATTCATTTTCGCTCAAGACAATGAGCTGAAAACAAACTCCCTTAAAATATCAGAAGCATTCGGCAAAACACACGCTCACGTTTTGCGTGATATTGAAAAGGTAATATCACAAGTGTCTGATTCTTTCGGAAAAGCCAATTTTGGCTTGTCCGAATACGAGCAAGAAAACAACTTGGGATTGATGACTAACTACAAAATGTATGACTTATCGAAAGATGGTTTTATCATGGTGGTTATGAGTTACACAGGCGCAAAAGCTTTTGCAATAAAAGAAGCCTACATCAACGCCTTCAACCAAATGGCGGCAAAGATATTTCCTGTACAATACGGATTGAAAGAACTCCCACCAAGTTTGTATATCAGCGAATCGGAAGCGCAACAATTCAAAAAATCAATGGAAGCGCATTGCAAGCAAGACGGAAAATCTTACTCGGTGCTGTATCGCAAAGCCTACGACTATTTCGGCATTACTTCTTACAAGAAAATACCAGCAGGAAGACTGGCAGACGCGGCGAGGCTGTGCGGTTTTAGTTTGCTAAAGTTGGATAAAGTCGAATTGCCAGACGAACCCTTTACATTAGCATTTACACCTGAGCAGTTAGAAGACTTGGTAAGCGAACGCATTAAGGCGGTAGAGGGCGAATTATTAGCCAAGCAGCCAGAACAGGCCAAAAACTGCATTACACTCCAACTCAACAAGAACTCAGGCGCTAACAGCTTGACGTTGCAGTTTGACACTGGCGATACTTTTTTCTCGCGTTATTTCATTTGCATTGATAGTGGAAATGTCAGTGTTCGGCCTATGGCTGATGACGAACAAGCGCATACGCAGGAACAATGGTTGCGCATTATGAAAGAAAAGGGTTATCTGGTCATCAAAAAATCAGAAGTAGTCGGCAAGCTACTGGCTTAACTCATTAGATCGTGCAAGTTAAAGATTGATCAATACGCCTAATTTTGTGGGCTAAAAAACCCTACAGCCCTTTACAGGAAAAGGCTGTAGGTAATGATCAAGCTACTACATAATGGGAGATTGAAAAATGCCTGAGCCCTAAAATTGACGACTCATGTTGTTCACTGCCGCACAGGCAGCTTAAATATTAAAGCCCTTTAACCGGGGCTTTTTTATGTCTAAATGTTTTATGAAGCGTGTCACATGCCATTAATACCGCACACACAATAGACTGAACCCAAATTTATGGGGCGGTTTATGACAGTATTATCGAAAACAGCATTAGACATGCTACGGCGGCACGAAGGCTTTAGAGCTAAAGCGTATCGGTGCAGCGCAGGCAAGCTATCAATCGGCTACGGCTACAATCTTGAAGCGAATCCGCTACAGCTCACGGCAAAAGAAATACGCGACATGAAGTCACACGGCATATCAAAGCCAATGGCGGAGGCGTTATTCATTCGCACACTGGCACAAGTCGAGCATCAAGTCGGCAACAAGATCATCTGGCTGTCAAAGCTCACTGACGTTAGACAATCGGTACTGGTCAACATGGCCTACAATCTTGGAATTGATGGCCTGTTGAAATTCAAAAAGACACTGGCACACATTGAGCGCGGCGAATATGCGGCGGCATCAGTTGAGATGCTCGATAGCAAATGGTATCGGGACGTAGGCAATCGGGCGCTGGAGCTGTCAAACATTATGAAAACGGGGGTGGAGTGATGGGAAAAATCCTAACTTTTTACATCGTCATTAGAAACCGGCTAAGAGAACCCAGCTCAATGGCGGCAATATCGGCGGTAATGCTATCGGTTGGCGTACAAGTCGATCAGGGCGTGGTGCATGACTGGCTAACAGTGCTGGGCATTGGTTTTGCTGGCTTGGGTGTGTTTGTCAAAGAGTCGCCCGTTGAAACAGATGTTGATTAGTTTGATGCTCACAAGCTGCACACTTTGTCAGCCTGGACTAAGCCCAATAATTGCAGAGCGCCCGCTCACAGTGGACGGAATTGAATTAAGGATAAATTGTAATGAAGATAAAAACCGAAGCGATTAATTTTCTAGGCGAATCGATAGCAAGCGGCGAGGTGTTTGCTGATATTAAAAAAGCGGTTAGCAATATCGACAGCGCTGATAAATCAAACGCTGAAAAGCACGGTACGGTCTTTGACTACATCAAAGCGATAGGCTACCCCATTGGCAAGCTGGCGCTTAATTTTGGCATCAAATTAGCTGTGATGTGGCTCAAGGCGAAAGCAAAATGACAACAGCACCGCCAAGCGGCAAATGTATAGAAATACATCGACTTGAAGCACTTGATGAGCGACACGAAGAAATCAGGGAGGATATTAAAGAAATTCGCGCTGGTTTTGAATCACTGACGAAAGAGATACACATGCTCAGTGTTAATCTGGTATCAAATGCCGAGATTCTCAAGGGTATCCTGATGCGCTTTGAGGATCGTGATAAACAAATGCAAGAAATTGCCACAGCGAACCGGGAGACTTTTAACCGCTTTGGCAACAAAATCGACAGCCTGGACGATAGGATCAGGGAGGCAGAGGCCAGTACGCAGAAGGTTGTCATCATCGAGCGGATATTGTGGGGCATCGTGGCGGGTATCGGCGGGTTGGTGTTGGTTTATATTCAGCAGCGGATGAATTGAAGCGATGAGCAAGGACGAAAAATGGGCATTAGCCAAGCTCATGTTCGAGCAGGGAAAGAGCTTAGGGGAAATTAGTTTAGAGACAGGAATCAACAAAGGTTCCATCAGTCGCATGGCAAAAGCCGAGGGCTGGATTAAGGGGGGGTTGCAACCACTTATTCAAGACGCGGCAAGGGTTCAGCGCGAATTTGCAACTTTAACGCAACCCCAGCAACACCTAGTTGCAGCCGAAGTTAAGCGGATTAATAAGTACAAAGATTTGCGCGATACAGCCGCCGATATTTTATTTAATCGCATTATTACATCGTTGCCGAGTTGCGAAGTCAACGAGATAAAGCCGCTGGGTGATGCGCTTGATAAGGTCTGCATTACTACAGAGATAGCACCGCGTTTTAATGTGCCAGCGACTATCAATAACACCAACGCGCAGCAGAATGTAATGGACAACAATCAGCTTTTGAAGTCAATCAGCGAATGCCTGCCGAACTAAGCCTGCAAACGCAGCGTGAATTAAATCGCTGGTATCCTCTGATAGAACACCCAGTGCAGCGCGACTTGGTTAATGCGGTCGCTAACGGCGTAAGGTTCCCGGTTGTGCCAGCGGGTAGACGCTCAGGCAAAACCGAACGGGCAAAACGCTTTATTGCTAAAACTGCATTGGCAAACCCGAATGAACGTTATTTTGTGGGCGCTCCAACTTACGGACAGGTCAAGCTCATGTACTGGGCTGATTTAAAGCAACTGTGCTTAACAAGTCTGTGTGATAAGCCACCCTCAGAAACCGCGTTAATCATTTTTCTGAACAATGGCACCGAGATCCATCTAGTCGGCTTTGATAAGCCCGCACGGTTCGAGGGGGTGTTTTGGTCGGGCGGCATTATTGATGAAATCGCCGACATTAAAGCGGGCGCATGGGAGGCGAACATACGCCCAGCGCTAGACACCTTTAACCCCACGCGTCCAGATTATCAAGCGTGGTGCTGGTTGATTGGCGTACCGGACGGGCTGAATCATTATTATGATATGGCGCAGTATGCCGAAACAGCGAACGATCCAGAATGGGCGCTGTTTCACTGGAAAAGCGCTGATATTTTACCGGCTAAAACCATTGAAGCAGCCAAGCGGCAAATGTCAGCCAAGCAGTACGCTCAAGAATACGAAGCCAGCTTTGAGAACGCAACCGGACGAATTTATGAAGAATACTCGCCTGCAAACTACACCACAGAAACAATCAAGCCACACGAGCAACTATTATGGCACCATGATTTCAACTTTACTCCACTATCAAGCGGCATTGGCGTTAAACGAGAAAATGTTCTCTATATTCTTGACGAAATTATCCTTACCAGCGCAGTCGCTAGACAAAGCGCTCAGGAGTTTGTCAGTCGCTATGCAGAGCATAAAAACAAGCACGTCATTATTTATGGCGATCCAGCTGGACGCGCAGGAGAAAAGCACGGCCACCCTTCCGACTATACCGAAATCGAACGGGTACTCAAAGAAGCGGGCTGGCAATTCACGCGCAGAGTTAAGCCATCGACGCGATCAATCAAAGACGGCCAGAATGCAGTCCGGGCTAAGATAAGAAACGCAGTTGGCGAAGTATCGCTATTCGTTAATGTCAAAAACGCGCCTTATGCGCACAAATCACTGGCAACAGGGCAGTTAAAGAAAGGCTCGACGTTTCTGGAAGAAGAAAACGATTTTCAGCATATTGGCACAGCAATCAGGTATTTAGTTGATTATGAATGGCCGATAACGCGTGAAATCGCCGAACAAACCAATATGTTTTAAGGAACAGCAATGGCAACAATCGCAACACCAAGCACCCGCTACGAAGCGCTAGAAGAAAAGCGAGACTTGCCACGCGCCTTGATGGGCGGCACGGCAAAGATGCGAGAGGAGGGTAAGGAGTTCTTACCCAAGCACCCAGCAGAATCAGAGGAAAGCTATCAAGTCCGGCTGAACTCGACAACGCTTTATAATGGCTTTGCTGATACGGTCAGTAAGATGGTCGGCAAAGTATTTAGTAAGCCTGTTATCTTAGATGAAAACGTACCAGGGCAGATAGTCGCTATCTGTGACAACATCGACGGGCAGGGGCGAAATTTAACCGCGTTTGCATTGGACGCATTCAAGGACGCGCTAATCGATGGCATCAGTTTTGTGTTGATTGATTTCCCGGTGGTTAGCGTCGAAGGACGGGCGGCAACGATGGCGGATCAGATAACACAGGGCGCGAAACCTTACACGGTTTTAGTCTGTGCGGATAATCTAATAGGCTGGAAGTCGGCGAATGTTAATGGCGCCCAGGTATTGACGGAAGCGCGGATAAAGGAAACTTTTACAGAACCCGATCAGAAGGACGAGTGGGCGGAGGTTAAGGTTGAGCAAATCCGTCTATTGCGTCCAGGCTCATTTGAATTATGGCGCAAACAGCAGGACGGGCCGAACGCGGGAAAATGGTTTTTATACGGTGAGGGTTTAACGACACTGCCTTATATCCCCTTGATTCCCGTCTACACAAATCGCGTCGGCTTTTATGAAGGCGAACCGCCATTAATGCCACTGGCTGAACTCAATCTTGAACACTGGATAAGCTCCAGCGAACAGCGGAAGTCATTAACCTTTGCCCGTTTCGCCATGCTGGTTTTAACCGGCGTGGACGCAAACAGCGCTGTTGATGTGGGCCCCGATAAAGTGCTGAAACTGCCCCAAGGCGCAACCGGGGGCTATATCGAAACATCCGGCGCGGGTATTGAAGCGGGACGGCTCGACCTTGAAGCCATTCAAGAGCGAATGACTCATGCCGGTTTGTCCATTAAAGTGCAATCGACAGTAGGCGTAACCGCAACAGCAGCAGCGATAGACAGCACCGATGCCGATAGCGCACTGATGGCAGCAGCAACGGCGCTGGAGGATAGTCTGAATCAGGTATTGTATGCTATCGCCGGTTATCTTGGATTGCCAGATGGCGGTACGGTACAGCTCAACAAATCATTCGCGCAAAAACAACCGACTGGCAATGTGGCGGATTTATCCACGCTGTATGTAAGCGGATTGCTGTCGAATGGCACAGTTATCAACGAATTGAAACGGCGCGGTGTGGTGGATGAAGAACTGGATGTTGAGGAGGAGCTGGCAAAGATTGGGGACAGTCAGCCTAGTTTGATGGATGCAAACAATGGCGCTCAATAAAGTCCTATTCGATCAAACCATAGAACTCGGTTTAGATTTATCCAGGTTAAGCAAACACACCGCAAAAACCGTGGTGGATTTGCTTCAAACGATGGAGCGTGAGCTGATAGCGCGTGTAGCAGCTGGCGATTACACAGCTATCGGCAAGACGCGCATGGATAAGCAAATCAAAGAAGCGCAGACGGTTATCAAACGCTATTACGATGAAGCCGCCGGTATTGCTATCGACACGACTACGCAAGTGGCACAAGTCGCCAGTACATCAACAGCACAGGCGCTCAGTGTGGCAGTCGGCGCACAGATAGTAGCGCCTTTATTGCCGACAGCTACGTTTTTAACTGAGCTGGCAACGAATAGCATTATTCAAGGCGCAATACAGGCAGATTACTGGGCGAAAATGTCCGGTGATACCGCGTTCAAATTTCAGGCAGCGGTGCGTAGCGGGTTAATTGCAGCGGAAACGAATGGGCGGATAGTCAAGCGCGTTCGTGATGTGATGACAGTCAGCAAAAGGGATGCTGAAACACTGGTCAGGACTTCGGTGCAGACGGTGGCGAATGATGCGAGAGAGCAGAGTTTTCAGGATCATAGCGATGTTATCAAGGGCAAGGAGTGGACATCGAGCCTAGACAGCCGTACATGCCTGATTTGTGCCAGTTTAGACAATAAGGCGTGGACGCTGGACGGCAAGCCGATTAATCACAGTACACCATATAGACGAGCGCCCGTTCATTTTAATTGCTTAACGGGCGACAGTTTTGTAACGTCCACTGATGATGTCACGGGTATTAGCAAACGGTGGTTTGATGGAGAAGTTATCGTCATTAATACCGCCGCCGGTAGAAAACTCACCGCCACGCCAAATCACCCTATACTCACGAGCAGCGGATGGGTTAGCGCGGGCGCTCTCAATGTAGGCGGCGACGTAATCTGCGACGGATTCAGTGAGGGGCGAGGAAGCGGAGACGGCAACAATCAAAACATGCCAGCCACTATTCATGATTTCGTTAAATCTTTTCTCGGTTCTCGCAAGGTGAGCGCCGTACCAATGCCAACCGCCCCCAGCGACTTCCACGGCGACGGGAAAGGCAGCAAGGTCGCAGTTGTATATTCCGATAGCTTTCTGGGGGGTGGTTTCAATACCTCTGAGCTTAAGCATCCCTGCGAGAATAGATTCATTTTCGGACTTGAGACAGCTATTTCTGAGTTCTTTAGTAAGGGCTATTTTTTCAAGTGTTTCTCTACTAGAAATCCTACCTCGCGAAGCACTGTTGGCATTTTTAACAAGTTGCGCTATTTGTTCGGGGGTACTGTTTGCCATTCTTGCAAGCTGCTGCTCGCTCCTGTTCCTAGTAGCAATTCCTTGTTCTCTAAAAATCCTGTCAACAACTCCCCTGCCTTTGCCGAGAATTTTAGCGACGCCAGCAACGCCAATTCCTTTGTTAAAAAGCTCAGTAGCTTTTTCAATGTCGATAACCTCTTTTTTTCTGGCCGTACTTATTCCCCTTGTATTGAGCCATCTAGCGAGAGTCTCTTGCTTGACCCCGATCTCGCGAGCGAGTTGCTTGCAGGTAGCGCCGGAAGCGTGACGAAGGATTATATCGTTAATATTGATGCTATTAAATTTAGCGGTCATGTTTATAACCTAGAAACAGTTAAAGGATGGTATGTAGCTAATGGAATTATAACACATAACTGTCGCTGTTCGCTCGTTCCCGTACTACGCACATGGAGGGAGCTAGGGGTAAACATTGACGAGATGAAGCCATCGACTAGGGCAAGCATGGATGGCAGCGTCGAAGATACATCGTTTAACGACTGGCTGAAACGACAGCCCACGGCGCGCATTGAAAAGGTGATGGGCAAGGGACGGGCGGAGTTATTCCAGGCTGGCAAGTTGAGCATCAACGACATGGTGGATGGCGTTAGGCCGATGACGTTGGGGGAGTTGAGGGCGAAACATGGGATTTGACTACACGACAGGACGTTCGTTCAATGTGTAGTCAATTTTAGCCGTTTGACATTAGCGGCTGATAGGGCTATGCTTACTACTCGGAGCTTCGAATCTCCAACGGCGGAAACGCCACTTTAACAGCATGGCGTTTTTTTATGCCTACAGTTTTTAACTTGTAAGTTTTACTTACAGGTTCATATTAAGACTGTAGGAGTTCAGGGAAATATCCAATACTCTGAGCCTGCCCGTTCAGGTTCGAAGCTCCTACAGTCGCCTATTTTGGCGTTTTACTTCGAAAACAACGGAGACAATCAATGTCTACACAATCAAAATACGAAATTGTTGCAGTCAATAATATTGAGGTAACAGTTGACGTTTCACTCCTGTTAAAAAGCGATGAACTGTTTTTTAACGCCACAGATATAGCCAAGCAGTATGGTAAAAAGCCGAATGAATGGCTCGACAGTAAGCAGGCTAATGAATACATGGCGGTAATTCTGGAAGCGGAAAATCTCCGCTTCGACAATTTAGTCAGAACAACCAAAGGCGGAAAATATCAAGGCACATGGCTTCATAAAAAGCTGGCTTTGCCTTTCGCACGTTGGCTCAGTGTCAGGTTTGAATACGATCTCGATCAATGGATTAATTCAAGGCTAAAACAAGAGAACGAACGCAAGCAACAACGCCTTGAAGCCAGAACCGGATTCCTGCCACTGACAAACGCTATTCAAGCAGCGCACGAAATAATCAAGCCTTATCATTTCAGCAATGAATGTAATCTGATTAACCGTCTTGTTACCGGCATGGATGCAAAAACATTCAAGGAAGCGCATGGCGTTGAATCAGTACGCGATGCGCTATGTGCTGATGACTTGCGCCGGATGACGGAGTTGCAAGCCTGCGACACGTCATTAATAAAGTTAGGCTTTGAATACGATCAAAGAAAAGAACTGTTAGCAGAATTTAACACCAAGTCGCTGGCAGCTTAAACTTAACCCGCCACAGGGACGTGGCAATAACCTGGATAACAAACATGCAAGATTTAAAATCAGCTATTGACGCAGTGGCAAGCAATTACACATGGAACATAGAGCAAGGACTTACGCCTATTATGCCTGGCGAGGGTTCATCACTTATCGGCGAGGCTATTAAGCTGGACGAAAACATTAATGACTTATTCAACAACTTCTCAATGCTTGACGATGGCGCAAAGGATGCGTTGATAGCCGCAACAGAGGGCGTGTCGAATATTTTAGTTCTGCTTGGGCTTCCGCCGACTTGCTTTAGAAAACCCGCATAACCCACAAACACAGTCACAGGGATGTGACACTAAATAGGATAAGATGATGAAAAATTTTAATGTTGAACTGCTTGATTTTGATGATCTAACAGACGATGAAAAAGGAAGCGCTAGTGATAACGGATATGGAAAAGAGTGCGCAAACTATATAAAAGTTACACACAAAGGCAATGTGATATTTTTAGAGTCTGATGCAATTGAGCCAGAGGATAAAAGCTTTCGTCGTGACTTGAATTGGATAATTGACGCGCTTAAATCTTGCTATGAACTCGGTAAAAATGAATCAAATATGTTATCTAGGGATAGATATTGTGATGTGAGTTTTGCAGTTAAATGGACATTGGAAAACGCTAAGTATCTTGAGCCAGATGATAATTATTTAATTGAGAAGGAAGTCGATAAGTGCTTTGATGCCATAACTAAAGAACAAAGATTGAATCCTTAATAGATAACCCACAGCCACAAGGACGTGGCAACTGGAGATTAAAAATGTACTGCAAAGATTGTAAACATTGGATTAAAAGGAGCGCTGATTTATGCAGGTCTTACGCAGTCTGCGATGCTGTTGATTGGCTGGAAAAATATGCGGATATTGGAGATGATGAATTTGCTGTTTATGCGGAGGCTTTGGACGCTGTTGATTTAGACGTTGACTTAAAAACAGGGCCACTGTTTGGATGCATTAAATTTAAACAATAAGGAACAAAAATGGCTAAAACCTTTGAAGCACTAAAAAAAGAACTGCATGAAATTGTCAAATTATCATACGAGGAGGGCATGGTTATTCTTGATATTCGCGCAGCAATTCACGCCACTGATTTAATGATGGAGCAGTACAGCGCAATGGAAACATTGCATGTGGCTAAAAAAATGAATGAAGATAAGAAGTAAACCCCACGGCCTAACCGCCAAACTTAAAACAACGAGGAAATACCGATGAGAAAATTAATAATAGCACTAGCCATGATGTTAGCCATGCCAGCGATGGCCGCCGACATTCCAGTTGACAGCACCCGCCTGGACGTAACAGGCAGCGATGTTAATTTAAACTTTCGCATTGCTGGAGCAGCGGCACCGGCACCGGATGTAAAAATATTATTTTGTGAATGTTCTGAGGGAAAAGAAGGGATAGATGAGAATAGCATTATTCAAAATTGGTCGCTTTGGGCTTATAGTTCCCCAGACGGAAAAACGACCATAAAGAAAATGGTGCAGGAAGGCTGGAAGATTAGCCAGATATTATCGGCCACTATGTCAAACAAGCAGTTTTATATTGTGTTCACTAAATAAACATACACCAAGGCCGCAGGGACGCGGCATCAAATAGGACAAGATTATGGCTGAAACACAAAAACAGCAAGCAGGAACATGGATACTTATTGCGCCGGACGGCAGGCGGTTTGAGGCAGAAACCCCGATGCTGTGCGCAAGAAATGAGCTACACGATAGAGTTCCGGCATCAGTCGCACTGGAAAGGATTATGGCTGAATCGGATGATAATGATATAGGAGAGTATGAAGCGCAAACAATCGGCCTAATCCGCGAGCGAGGATGGCGGCTTAACAAAAAGACGGATGAAGAAATCGCAGCCTTGTATCATGAGTGGTCAGAAGAAAGCGCTTGCGCCGGTTGGCTGATGCACGATGATATGGTCATTACTTCATTTTGCGAATGGGCAACGACAGCGCCTTGTGATAGGGAAAGGACTTAGAATGGCAAATCTTGATATGTTCTTAGGTCAAGCCGTTAGCATTGCTGATATTTTGCTTTATCAGTACGGCACGTTCAAGACGACGGATAACGGCTTTGTTTTCAATGCCCGGAAAAATAGATTTACCGGCACTGTTTATATCATTGCGCACTATGGATGGAATCAGGTCGCTGATGAATTTAAGCATTACTTTGTCAAGCATTAACACCTTCGATATATAACCCACAACAAACCGGCCTAACACGCCGGTTTTTTTATGCCCAGCGTTTATGACACACTTCACATACACACGCAACGCCTAACCCTCTAAGCTGTCATACAAACTAGCGCGACGCTGGTTATCAATAACCGCGAGGGTTAAACACAATGGCTTTAGATTTAACAGTACCAGACTTGGGAGCGATTCCAGAAGCAATGCAATCACTTTATGTAGAGCGTGATGGCGCTTATTTTCTTGACGTTGCTGGCGTTCCAGACGTGTCAAAACTTGAATCATCACTGAAAGCAGTACGCGATGAAGCGAAAGCGGCGAAAGCGATGCAAAAAGAGTTAGAAGCAAAGTATGCCGGTATTGAACCCGATAAGTACAAAGCGATCATGTCGAAGTTTGAAAACGACGAAGAAGCCAATCTGATTGCAGCGGGCAAGATGAACGAAGTTATCGAAAAACGCACACAAAAGCGCGACGCTGAATGGCAGAAACAAATCGATGCTTTAGCTCAAGAACGGGATGCTGAAAAATCTAAAACTGAAAAGTTCATGGGTCGTGTTCTTGACGATCAAATCCGGGCAGCAGTCAACGGCAAGGTTCACGAGTTCGCCGTCGAAGATGCACTCTATCGGGCGCGGCAAATGTTCACACTCGATGAAAACGGTTTAGCGGTACAACGTGAGCAAGACGGATCAGTGGTACTGGGCAAAGATGCAAAGACACCTTTTAGCCCGGCTGAATGGGTCGAGTCTATGCGTACACCCGCACCACATTGGTTCCCGTCATCAGGCAGCGGCACCGGCGCACAACAAACAACAATGGCTGGCGGGGCGAAAACTATCACCCGACAGCAGTACGAATTACTGGCTCCTATGGCGCAACGCGAAGCAATCTTTGGCGGCGTTAAAGTGGTCGATAAATAACTTAATTTAAGGAAATACAATGGCAGCTTTAACCCTCACAGATTTAATCCCTACCATCCAAAAGGCAATGGATGTTGTGTCACGCGAACAGGTCGGTTTTATCACCGCCGTAGCCCGTGATTCATCCGCCGAACGCGCCGCTGTTGGTCAAGTGGTAGTGTCCCCCGTAGTCGGCCCGATGGCAGCGGAAAACTTAGTGGCCGCCGCTTATGCCGCTGATACGCCTGCACAGACTATCAACAATGTGCAAATGACAATCAGTAAATCCCGCTCTGTACCGTTTGGCATTACTGGCGAAGAAACTTTATCATTGCGCAACGCTGGCACTTTGGGCGGCATCAATCAGCAGCGTATTGAACAAGCAATGCGCACGTTGACTAATGAAATTGAAGCCGATTTAGCAGCTTTGCATGTGAACGCTTCCCGCGCTTACGGCACCGCAACCGGCACACCGTTTAACACGGCTGGCGATTTCTCGGACTTTGCTAACTCGTTGAAGGTTCTGGATGAAAACGGCGCACCCTTATCAGATCGTCATTTAGTGTTGGGTTCGGCATCTATGGCCCGGTTACGCGGTAAGCAATCAGGCTTGTTTGAGGTAAACAGAGCTGGCACCGATGAATTGTTGAGACGCGGTATTGTGACTCAAGTGCAAGGTTTTGATATTCACCAATCACAAGCCGTTCCAACTTTAGTTACCGCTGGTACTAGCAACAGTGCGGCAACTACCAATACTGCGGGCTATGCGGTCGGTGCAACTCTCATCACACTGGCATCAGCAGGTACAGGTTCATTGATTGTCGGCGATATTATTACGTTCACTGGCGATACTAATCAGTATGTATTGGCAGCAGGCGACACTGATACCAGTGGCGGCGGTACTATCACACTGGCTGAACCTGGACTGCGTAAAGCGCTACCAGCATCAGCGGTCACTATTACCCTGATTGCCGCGACTACTCGGAATATGTTCTTCCATCGTTCAGCAATTCAGTTAGCTACCCGCGCTCCAGCGATGCCTGATGGCGGCGATAGTGCAGACGACATGATGTTAGTAACCGATCCCGTTTCTGGTATCACTTACGAACTGTGTGTGTATCGGCAGAAAAGACAAGCACGCTATGAAATAAATTGCAGTTGGGGCGTTAAAGTCATTGCGCCTAGACATTTCGGGCTTCTAATCGGGGCGTAAAGTAAATAGCTCCACGATAGCCGCCTCTTAGTTGGGGCGGCTTTTCTTTTACTGACGAGGACGACACATGGCTGTTATCAAAATTAAATCAACGCACAAACAATCTCAAGGCGACTTCGTTCTAATCGAAGAAGAAAACTTTGACGCGAAAATTCACACGTTATACGAAGAATCAAGCAAGTCACAGACTAAGCGTGTAGACGCACAAAAGGCTGAGGCTGAGTAATGCCATTGCTCGTCGAAACCGGCACACAAATAACCGGAGCAGAAAGTTACGCCTCAGTTGCCGATTTTGATGATTACTGGACTAAGCGCAATGATGCCACCACCGTGGCACTAACGACAGCGGCAAAAGAGGCTGCATTACGTCAGGCCACGGCTTACCTTGATGCTAACTGGACGTATATCGGCGAACGGTGCAGCACCTTGCAAGCTTTGGCATGGCCGCGCGTATTACCGGATGGCTTAGATGCCGATAGGCGCAGCATCAGCAGCACAGAAATTCCATTGGTATTAATCCAGGCAACCTGCGAACTGGCGAAAGAAGCGGCAAGCGCAGATTTAGCACCCTCACTGGAACGGGGCGGGGCAGTCAAAAGCAAAACAGTCGATGTTATCAGCATCACTTATGCCGATGGCGCACAAGCAGCTAAAAAGTATCAGTTGGTTGAATTATTGCTCCGCCACATTATCAGTGGTGGCGGCAGCTCAGTCAGTCAATCGGTAGCAAGAGCATGAGCTTTTATGTCGATATGGCCGCAACCGCTAAAGAGCTTTTAACCGAGTTCGGGCAGGCTGTCACGCTTACCCGGCAAACCGTCGGCGCTTACGATCCGGCAACCGGCGCGGCAGCGGTAACAACATCAGCACAAACAGCCACCGGCGCTTTATTCGACTACAGAAATAATCAAATTGACGGCACGTTGATAGTGGCAGGCGATAGACGCTTAATCTTATCAGTCGTGGGCATAACAGCGCCCAATGTTGATGACACGGTTACAGCCAACAGCAAAACCTACACCATCAAATCTGTCAATGAAACCAACCCGGCAGGGACGGCAGTTATCTATACCTGCAATGTGAGGGCATCGTGACCAACTTCACGCTAGATATTACCCGCTTTGTTGAGCATACCGGGCTGGGTTTTGACACCGTGGTTAAAAAAGTCGTGCTGGATATATCACGTTCGGTTATTCGCAAATCGCCGGTAAAAACTGGACGGTTCAAGGGCAATTGGCAGTATGGCGAGGGTTCAGCGCCATCAGGTACGCTAGACGTAACCGATACCAGCGGCAGCGTGACACTTGCAAACATTGCAGGACAGATACCCGCGCACCCGGCGGGCTTGGTACATTACATTGTCAACAACCTACCCTACGCACAAGCATTAGAGGACGGCCACAGTATTCAATCGCCACCGGGTAACATGGTGCACGACACAGTTTCCGACTTCCAACGCTTTATCGATGACGCAATACGATGAGTATTATCAAGATTCGCTCGGCGCTTGAAACGGCTTTAAACGGCATGAGTCCAGCACTCGCAACAAGCTGGGAGAATGTCCCATTTACCTCGGTAGCCGGAACGCCATATCAACAAGTTTTCTTAAACCCGCACGAACCCGATAACCCAACAATGGGCGATGATTTTTATAGGGAGCGTGGCATTTTTCAAATTAATCTGCGTTACCCGCTGCAAACCGGCGCACTAGCAGCAGCAAACCGAGCACAACTTATCCGCACCACCTTTAAACGTGGCGCTTCATTCATCAACAATGGCGTAGCTGTCACTGTCGAGAAAACCCCCGAGATAGGCGTAGGCGCGGCGGTCGATGATCGTTGGTTTTTACCTGTCAGAATTTATTATTTTTCCAACATTTAAAGGAACGCACATGGCTATCGCTAAAGGTATCGCTAAACAAGTTAAATACAAACAGGAAGTGACATTCGGCACAGCGCCGGTTGCCGCAGCTTCTCAGGCATTGCGCCGGGTTACATCAGACATCAATCTGACTAAACAAACCTATCAATCAAACGAGATCCGCGCCGATTATCAGGTTGCTGATATGCGCCACGGTGTGCGTGAAGTTGCTGGAACGATTAACGGCGAGCTATCACCGGGCACACATAAAGACTTTCTCGCGGCATCGTTGCGTAAAGCCTGGGCGGCAACGGCAGCGATTACGGCGGCGAGTGTCACTATTGCCGGTACGCTGGGCGTTTACACTATCACCCGTGCGGCTGGCGATTATCTAGTGGACGGCTTGAAAATCGGCGATGTTATCCGCTTATCAGTCGGCACGTTACACGCTAACAATATCAACAAAAACCTGATTATTACCGCGTTGACAGGCACCGTAGCAACCGTGGCGGCAGTCAATGGTTCGGCACTGGCAGCGGAAGGCCCGATTACCGGTACGACCATTACTATTATCGGTAAGAAAACCTGGGTGCCTGCAACCGGCCACACTTCACTGTCTTACTCAATCGAGCATTGGTACGGCGATGTAGCGCAATCTGAATTGTTCACTGGCTGTAAAGTCAATCAAGTTGATGTGCAATTACCTGCCACCGGCATGGCAACTTGTAACGTGGGCTTCATGGGGCAAAACCTCACAACTGACAGCGCTGAATACTTCACCTCACCAACTGCACAGAGCAGCACTGGTGTATTGGCGGCGGTTAATGGTGGGTTGTACGTCGATGGAACAGCCATTGCGACTGTTACCGGCATGAACTTTACTATTAATTCCAACATCACTGGCGAAGCGGTTGTAGGCAGCAATCAAAAACCCGAATTGTTTGATGGCCGTGTAACGGTATCAGGCCAGTTCACCGCGTTTTTTGAAAATGCCAGCTTGCGTGACTTGTTTTTGAATGAAACCGAGGCAAGCATCGTCGGCGTGTTTACCACTGATTCAAGCGCAACGGCTGATTTTATGTCATTCGTGTTTCCACGCATTAAAGCAGGCGGCGCAAGCAAAGACGATGGCGAAAAAGGTATCATTCAAACGATCCCGTTCACCGCGTTATTGAATACTGACGGCGGCACCGCGTTAAGCAGCCATGCCACCACCATCAGTATTCAAGATTCAACCGTAGCGTAAAACTTCAACAGCCCGGTAGCGTAAAAGTTACCGGGCAATACGAAGGCTGTCACATACCACACACTCGCAGTACAGGCTACTTTAGCCACTGAATTAAACACACAACACACAACAAGGAAATCTACACAATGGCAACATCAGCAGCAGCAACCATCGATTTAGACGATTTAGACATCACTAAAAAAGCAGAAGTAGGCTATGAGTTTGAATTTATTAATGAAGCATCCGCCATCCCCACCGGCATTTTTATCACCGTTATCGGTAGCAATGCCCCCGCCGTTCAGAGCTGGGTACGCAAACGCTTAAACGCGATGCGCACACGCGAAGCGATGTTAAAGAAAAAAGGCAAAGACGACATGCGCTTTGTTGAAGATGATGAAGAATTTGGTATTGAGTCAGCAGCCGTCCGGGTAACTGGCTGGCGCGGCATTACTCAAGAATGCACCAAAGAAAACGTCATTAAACTTTGCACGATTAACCCAGAAATTCTGGCGCAGATTGTGAAAAATTCCAATGAGCTGTCCAATTTTTTGGGGAACAAATAGAGGAGCTTCTTCTCTACGCCGAAAACGAATTTGAATTAAGCGCGGATCAGGGCGACGGCGCGACACTTAAACAACACCTTCACATTGCATGGCAGCAGACAGGTGTTAAGCCGGACGCCCTTGATTCAACGCCCTGCCCAGAGATGCTGGTTTCGCTCTGGGAGGATTTTTTGGAACTACACAGCGCACGAGGCAGCAATGGTTTTGGCGCTAACCCGATCAGCTACACCGAGATTGATGCATGGACGCGATTGAGTGGCTACAAATTAAGCCCGCAAGATGTAAAGATTATTAAATTGCTGGATAGGGTCTATCTGGCACACCAAAACAAGCAACAACAACGGAAAAACTGACATGACTACTGCGAATTTAGATATTAGAGTTGACAGTAGTCACGTCAGAACCGCAACCACAGATTTGAATAACCTTGCTTCAACGGCAAGGCACACCGAACGCTCCACACAAACGCTGGGCAGTTCATTCGCACAAACGGCGCGTGAAACCTTTGGTCTTGGCAGCGCCTTAAAAGGCTTGGCCGCTGGTCTATCAGCAATGGCGCTATTCAGTGCGGCAAAGAATATTGTCGGTTTAGCAGATCAAATGACTTTGCTTGATAGCCGCATCAAAATAGCTACATCCTCACAGCAAGATTACATTAATTCATCAAAAGAACTGGTCGCAATATCAATGCGCACCGGCACAGCCTTTGACGCTAACGCTACTATCTTTTCCCGCATCAATAAAGCGATGGAAGGCATGGGCGGCACGGCAAAACACACCACGGCACTAACAGAAACGCTGGCGCAAACCATGCGCATATCTGGCGCAGGCGCACAAGAAGCGGCATCGACTATCCGGCAGTTATCGCAAGCAATGGCGTCCGGCGTATTGCGCGGCGATGAATTTAACTCGATCATGGAAAACGCCCCACGACTGTCGCAAGCATTAGCAGACGGACTGCATGTTAGCATAGGCGCATTGCGGGCAATGGCTATGGCTGGCGAACTTACCTCTAAGCGGGTTATCGAAGCGATTCAGTCACAGGGGAAAGTTGTTGATGACGAATTTGCCAAAATCCCGTTAACAGTCGGCGCGGCCATGACCAACATCAGCACCGCATTTGGTCAATACATATTAGCCGCCGACAAAGGTAAAGGAGCAACCGCAGGACTGGCGCAAGGCTTTAATTTATTGGCGCAAAATATAACGCCGGTTGTTGATGGCATTGTTACGCTAGGCAAAGTTACAGCAGCCGTGTTTGCCGTACAAATAGTTGGCAGTATCGGCACTTATATCAGCACCAAGGCAGCGGCTATTGCTGTCGAAAAAGCCCACGGCCTAGCGATTGCAGAAAACACCCAGAGAGCCGTAGCCAGCGCATCAGCCACCGTTGCGCGGATGAATGTACAGTTAAGCTATATTCGCGCACAAATGGCAACGGTACAAGCCGAAAAGGCAGGATTACAGGCAACAGTTGCCAGCAGTCAGGCTGAAATGAATGCAGCGCGGGCGACATTAATCGCCACCGACGCGATGATTCAAAACACCTCAATTATTTATATCCGGCAGCAGGCACTAGCCAAAATGACGGCGGCATCCGCAACAGCGACAGCAGCAGAAACCCAGTTAGCAGCCGCGCAAGCAAGATTGGCGGTTTTATCTGGTCAAGTGGCACTGTCAATGCAGGGGCAAACTGCCGCCACCGCAGCACTGGCCGGGGCGCAAGGTGGCGCAACAGTTGCAACGACATCATGGGCAGCGAGCCTAACCCTTGCCAGTGTTGCTATGGGACTGCTCAACGCTGCTATGGGAATATTTATTGGCTGGCAAATCGGCACATGGCTTAATACATTCACTGTTACGCAAAATTTAGCCACTATTGCAATCGGCCACTTTGTCAAACTGATGGAGTCGGCTAACTATGTCAAAGAAAAAGCCATGTTGCTGGCAAATGGCGAACTTGCAGCGGCTAGAGCTTTAACGGTTGAGCATAAGGCTGCTATGCAAGGCTATGACGATTTAACCAGGAGCATTGTGGCGAGCAATGAAGCGGGCGAGCAGGTTGTCGAATTAACCGGCGATCAAAAATCTATGCTGGAATCGTTAAGAACGCCACAACAGGTTTTTATTGATGATACCAAGCAGCTTGGCATGTTGTTTAACTCAGGCGCAATAAGCCTGGAAGCCTACAATATTGGCTTAAACCGGATGCGTGAGGCTTTCGACCAAGCCAACGCCGCCGCTGCAAATGCTAAATTAAGCGATGCCGGAAAAGAGATCGTAAAGCTGCAAGACAAGTACGACAAGCTCACCATGTCGGTCGAAGATTACAACAAAAAACATGCCAGCCTGACGGAAGGCACCGATGAAGAACGCGTCAAAATGGCAGCGCTGGCAAACTCGGTTGATGCACTGGAAGCCAGCAAAAAAGAACTAACAAAAACCACCAAAGACTACGCAGCGGAAGCCAAAAAAGCAGCTAAAGAAGAAGCTGATTTTCAGGAAAAAGCGATAGGCTTTTTAAACGGACAAGGCGAACAACTACGCCTGCTCAAATTAACCGGCAAAGAGCGCGAACTGGAAACTAAAATATCCAGTGATTTAAACTCAGTGCTTGGCGAGCTGTACGACAGCACAAAAGTCTACACCGAGGCGAAAGCGTTTTTAATTGCCGAGGTGATGAATAACACGATGGCTATTTTTGCTGAAACCGAAGCGCAAAAGGCACAAACAGCCGGTATTGAAGCAGGCAAGTCGGCAATGGAATCTGAAATAGACAGATACCAAAAATTAACAATGTCGGCCAATGAATACTTGTACACCAAGCTATTATTGCAAGGCGTAAGCCCAGGCCAAGCGGTTGAGGTGGTCGCGCAATTTAGCGAAAACAACGGCATAGAGGAACAGCAAAAAGCCATAGAAGAATCGCGTAAGGCGATGGACAGCTATAACGAATCTGTCGGCAAAACTAAAGACAGCATGGGCGATCTGGGCAAGGTATCGTCAGCGGTATTTGATGGCGCACTTGGCGGCATCAGCGCGATGGCCGGGGCGTTTGCTAACATGACAGACACTATCGGAGAGCTTAACGATAAGATTGCCGAACAGATTAAAAAGCGCGATGAATTTGCCAATATGCCAGTTGGCTCGTTAGCTGATATTCAGGCGCGTGATAAAGCCATTGAAAATTCACTTGAATCCGAGATGGATTTAAACAGAAAAAAGGATATGGCAACGTTAGCAGGCACACGGCAAGTGGCAGGCGCAATGTCCAAAATGTTTGCCGAAAACACGAAAGGACGGCAAGCTTTTCACGCGATAGAAAAAACGCTGGCTATTATTGAAATGGCTATGTCGATGAAGAAAATCGGCATTGAATTGTGGGGTATGGCGACAACGCTTGCAGCTAATTTGGGCACGGTTGCTCCAACTGTTGTCGCAGAAACTGCGAAAGCAACGGCAGGCGCAACTACTGGCATTGTTAATCAAGCGCAAGGCGATCCTTATTCCGCATTCCCGCGCATGGCAGCAATGGCTGGCATTATGGCGGCGTTGGTCGGCGTAACCTTTGCTATGGGTAGCGGCGGCAGCAGCGCATCATCCACGCCGGTCAATCCCTACGAACCCACCGACGCAGGAAAAGGTATTGGCACCGTATTGGGCGATCCTGCGGCAGTTTCAGAATCACTCACAAATACATACGATCTGTTAAAAGACATACACGCCGACGAATACCGCGAGTTGCGCGGCATTAATGACGGCGTTAATGGCTTAGTCAATGGCATACAAAACACCGTCAGCAAGCTGTTTCAAGGCGGCTATGTAGCAGCAAAATTAACCAGCTCGGCGGGCGCGTCATCAGGTTCTGGCGGCGGCATGAGCGCTGGGCTTGGCATGTTTGGCAGCATGTTTGGCGGTTCGACAAAAACCACTGATATTGTCGGCGCTGGTGTACGCATTGGTACGGCAATCATGGGCGATGTGCTGGATGGCATGTCTATGTATGGCGAGGAATACATCACCAAGCAATACACCAAAACTAGCAGTGGTTTTTTTGGTATTGGCGGCAAAACTAAAACATGGTTTGGCGAAGAAGCAAAAGCGCTGTCTGAGGATATGCAGCAGGCGTTCGGCGACATATTCAGACTGTCTGGCAAAGAGATGCTGGCTTATGCTGATGTGTTCGGTGTCGATTTAACCGATAAAATACGAGAGTACAAGATACCCGATTTGCGCGTTGATTTAGCTGGATTAACAGGGAAAGAGATCGAGGAAAAAATAACAGGCGTAGTTTCGGCGGCATTGGACACGATGACGGGCGCTGTTTTTGGTGAAATTATCGGTGAATACCAAAATTTCGGCGAGGGGCTGATGGAAACCGCATTGCGCCTAGTTACACAACTTGGCGTTATCCGCGAATCATTCAGCTTAACCGGCAAAAGCATACAAGGCGATGCGATAAAAATCACCGATGGTCTGGCGAAATTAACCGGCGGCATTGAGGAGTTTCAATCTAAATTTGAGGATGCTTGGGAAGAATTTGCCACAGAACCGGAAAAACAAACGCGCCGCGAAGGTGCGTTAAACATGAAAGCGGAAGGCATATTTTCAGAGGATGAAATGAAAACATTGCTGTCAGGGCGGGAGGGATTCAGGGAATTGTCTGTAGCGATAGGTGATGTAACCGAGGCTAACATGGATCAAGCCGCTTATTTGCTGAACAATAAAAATGTTTTAGTAGATTATTACTCGACAGATGAAAAGCTATTAAAAGAACAACAGGACGCCTGGGCAAAAGCGGAAGCCGATGCCAGAAAAGACGCTGAAGACGCAGATAAAATAGCCAAGCAGTACCGGTCAATGGAAATTCAGTTGATGGGCTTGCAAGGTTTGACTTACAAGGCATTAACCGAAAAGCGTAAAGACGAACTGGAAGCGATGGATAGCAGCCTGGTTAAAATAGCCAAACAGATCCACGCGCAAGAAGACGCCAATAAAACCCGCGATTTAGAAAACGCCTTATTAACCGCACAAGGCAACACGCTGGAAGTGGTAGCCAGACAGCGGGCGCTCGAATTAAAGGGCTTGTCCGATACCGATGCGGCGATTAAACAACAGATTTATGACATTGAAGATTTAACCAAAACCCGCGAACTTGAAAACAAACTGCTCATGCTGCAAGGCAATCAGTCGCAAGTTTTGGTTGCTACGCGGGAACGCGAGTTGCTTGCTCTCAGCGCAACCGATGCTGGCATTCAAAAAGCAATTTGGGGCTTAGAAGATTTAAACGCGGTTTTAATCAGCACCGGCGATGCGCCTAAACTAAGCCCTTACGATTCTGATTTAGTCAAAGCGTCAGGCGTGGAAACTAGAGAACAATGGAATGATTTAGCTAACGGTATTGATAGCAGTACAGAAGCAGGGCAATGGTTGCTGGTAACTATGCAAAGAATCAAACCTGCTTTTGAAGCGTCCGCAAAAGCAGCGGAAGATGCTATCAAGATGTTTAGAACGCCAGAACAAGCACAATCGGCGCTGGGTAATAAACTGGCGGATGCTTTAAGCCCGCTATTTGATATGTCAGAACTCACGTTTATGGCAAAAGGCGGCAGCAAAGCAGTCATTGAAATGTATAACTGGCTGTTAGCGTCAGGCGAAGAAGGCAAAGAAAAGATTGAAGCGCTTAACGCAAACCACCCTGATATTAAGGCATTTACTGATTTTGTTGATGGCTTGATTAAAGCCGGTGAAGATTTAGACAAAGCCGCATTTGAAATATTCGCCACGCCAAAGCAAAAACAAACCCGTCTGGGCGATACGCTGCACACTGAGTTAAGCGCATTATTTTCTAATGAAACGATTATGTTGCTGGCATCAGGCCGCGATGCCGCGATTGCTTATCGTAATTCATTAGGCGATGTAAACGGCGCACATAAAGATGAAATTGAGCTGTTAAATAAACTGGCTCCTGAGATTGACAGATACTTAGCTTATAACGAGGCGATATTAAAACAGCGTCATACAATGGAAATAACCTTGCTAGAAGCGCAGGGTAAGGCATCAGAAGCACTCGCCATTAAACGTCAGATGGAATTAGACGCAATGGATGAATCCTTGCGCCCATTGCAATTATTGATTAATGCGCAACTCGATTTAAACAAGTTGAAAGGCTTAGAGGTTGAGTTATTAACCGCACAGGGCAAAACGCATGAAGCCCTTATATTAAGCCGCGAACTGGAGTTAGTCGGTTTAACCGACACAGAAAAGGCGATTAAAAAGCTAGTTAATGCAGAAAAAGATTTAGCGGCAGCGCGTGAAAAAAGCATGGCGGCAATGGCTAAGTCAGCATCACTGGATATTGAACTACTGAATGCGCAAGGCAATGAAATCGGCGCAACTGAATTAGAACGCGCAGGCACTTTGCAGGCAATGGATGATGCGATTGCTATGGCCGTGACTGACTTAGCTAATGCTGTCGATATGCTGGCAAGGATTCAGGCAGGCGAAGAAGTTGATACGCGCAGTGAGCAGCAAATGTTGATTGATGCAACGCTTAACCTAACCACTGCGATTGTTGATTTGACGGCTAATATAGGCAAAGTTGGGCAAGCAGCTCAAGCGGATAGTTCTGGTGGTAGCAGTAACACTGGTAATACTGGTAATACTGGTGCTGGCGGAGGTAGTGCAACAGGCGCAGCAGTAGAAGCCGCTGGTTACTTAGTGGAAACAATAACCAGTCCTCTCAACAGCATGGAAGACTTAATTGCAGAAGCACTGGATAGCGTTAATACTCGGATTGATAATGCAAATACATGGACAACTAACCTTTTTGACGGGGCTGATACTGTAAACGGGTTAAATCTTAATGATATGTTAATAAATCCTGCTAATGATAGGTCTTATAACATTTTAACAAACGGTACTCAGCGCGAACAAGAGCAGTTAGCTATGAGTATATTGGGTATAACATCAAAGGTGACTGATGCTGGAATAGTATGGACGCAAACAACTCACATTCTTGCTGATGCGACTACCGATGCTGCTTCTAGTTTATCAGATTATTCAAGTGTACAGACTACGGTAACTGATGCAATAGATACTACAAATACAACAGCATCACCCGTAAATTCAGAAGCACTAACCGCCGCACAAAAAACAATAACCGAACTTGAAAATACTATCGATACGCTTAACACTAACAAGCAAAAGCAGATTGATATATGGGCAGCGCAAGATGCAAAAAAGATTGCTGACGAAAGAAAAGGCATTCAGGATAAGATAGATTCATTAACGATGAATTACACCGAGTTGCTTGATAAACAACGTGGGGCATTAGACGAAAGCAACCGGGCCTTGTTTGATGAGTTACAATTCATACTGCAAACCAATGCACTGAGAGGCTTAGAGATTGAGTTATTAAACGCTCAAGGAAAAAGCCACGAAGCTCTGATAATGACGCGTCAAGATGAATTAAAAGGCTTGTCTGATGCTGAAATAAGCATGAAGAAGTTAATCTTTGCTACAAGTGATTTAAACACAGTGCTGGCGGCAGGCGTAGCTACTACGACAACAACACGCGGGTCTGGTTCATTGTCTGAGTTTATGAGCGCAAACTCAATCACTGACAAATTAAGCTGGACATTGTTTGCTAATAACATTGATTTAACTACTGAGGCGGGTAAAAACTTAATCTCAACAATGGCAGGTTTAACGCCTGAATTTATCACCTACATGGAATCGGTTGATAAAGCAGCTGAAACGCTAAAAACAAACGCAGACTTGCAACGTAGATTAGACATTCTGCAAGGCAACCTAACGCAAACACGCTATGACAGAGAAAAAGAATTAGCGGATGTAACAGACGAAACCACACGCTCATTGATGAAACAAATCAATGCGCAATCTGACTATAACAATTTATTAAGTGTAGTTAATAAAAACGTGAATCCGGTTGATGATGCGCAAAGTAGACTCAACGCCGCTGGCTATGGTGGCATTACTAGCAGAGAACAACTTGGCACAAGAGCTGATGACTTATTAAAACTATCACAATCAACCGACACATCTATTAGCGATCCGGCAACACTCGCTTTAGAATCACTCAATAATTTTGCCAATGAGTTCGGTATCTTCTTTGATAACATAGAAGAAACGGTTAAGACGCGTCAAGGATGGCAGGACAAACTGGATGTTTTGAGCGGCACTAAAACACAGAAAGAAATTGATAGAGCAGCTGAAATTGCCGGCATTACTGATGCTGATACATTAAAGATTATTGCTGAATATAATAGCCGTTCCGACGCTATCGAAGAACATAATAAAAAGGTTGATTATGAAATTGCTTTAACCTCTGCACTGGGCTTAACTTATCAATCATTATTATTGTCACGCGATAAAGAACTAGAGGGTTTAACTGAAGCTGAACGACAAAACAAACAAACTATCTGGGGCATTGAAGATGCTAATAAAACACGCGGTTTAGAAATTGAATTATTAAATCTAGCAGGCGCAGAAACTAAAGCCTTAGCGATGAGTCGCGAAGATGAATTAAGAGCATTAAGCGCAACCGATCAGGTGATTAAGAAACTAATCTATCTATTACAAGACTTACAAAAAGCAGTTGATATTGCTAAAGAAGGTACATCAACAGCAATGGCGGTATTACAAAAAGCCGTTGATGCAGAACGCAAGAGCATTGCCGCGCAATACGATGCCAGTATCAAAGTCACTCAAGAATCCATCGACAAATTAACGCTGTCAACTGACAAGTTAAAAGGGCTTTCATCAGCACTCAAAAACTTTTTAGATAATCTGGTTATTAAAGGTCAAGAAGCGTTTTATCGAGCGGAAGCGCAAGCACAACTGTCAACCGCGTTAATCATTGCCAAAGCTGGAGGCGGAGTTAGTAATCCCGATGAGCTGATTAAAGCGATTGATACGGTATCGAAACCCAGCGAAGAATTGTTTAGTACATTCACTGATTATCAACGCGACTTTTTATTAACGGCAAATACCATCAGAGAATTAAATGGCCTTACTGATACGTTATTATCTACCGATGAGCTAACGCTGAAAACGCTGAAAGATACATTAGACATTAATAAAAAGTGGTATGACGCTGAAATTGATCGACTTGACGATATTTTGGAAAACGCACAAGCACAGATTGATGCAGTTAACGGCACTACAATTGCAGTAATGAGCGTAGTGGATGCCATTGCTAATTTGGCTACAGCCATTGGCGCACAAATAGCCGCACAAACTAATTTATCGAACGCACAAGTAGTCAATGGCGGCACGGGCATCACTACGCCGGGCACGACTGATAATGGTGCAGGTTCAGGTGGGTTTGGTGGTGGTTACTATGATCCTGCTTCTTGGTCTGCATCCACTGGCATTGCACAAGGAACTCCAGAAGCAGCAGCCGCTCTAGCAAAAAGTGACTACAATACATACGGTACTACATGGGGAGGAAACCCTCAGCAAGTTGGTTTTAATAATCGGACAGTCAATACTATGGGTATTGACTTGAATGTACTGACTGGAGCTACAGGAGGTGCAGGTCGTCTTGGTAATGTAGACCAGCTTTACGCAACAGCAATCCATCTAGGTATAACAAGTGCTGAAATAGCCGACATATATCAACAGATGGATTGGGGAATCACACAAGCTGACATCCTTGAGAATGCACAAACTTATGGTATCCCAGCTTTTGCCCAGGGCATCAACGAAGTGCCTTATGACATGACAGCAAACATCCATCAAGGCGAACGCATATTACCGGCAGCGGATAACAAAGAGCTGATGATGCGGCTATCTGAGCCACGCAACAGCGACAACAAAGAACTGGCAGCAGAAATCCGCGCCCTACGCGCAGAAGTTGCTAGTCTAAGATCAAGCAACGAAGATTCAGCCCGTAGTAACAGAAAAACCGCCGACACACTGGAGCGAGTAACCCGTGGTGGAGAAGCCATGCAAACTGAGGCGTACGTCTAATGAGAGTTATCCCACCGCTTGAAATAACCGATGGTCGCTTTACCAGCAGCACCATTGCCGAGCCTGATGCTGGCGAAGCCGCTTGGGTAGCAGCAACCAGCTACACAGTAGGGCAAGTCGTTATCAGGACAGCAACGCACCGCAAGTATGAAAACTTAATCGCTGGTGTAGATGCGACAAATCCAGAATCAGCGCCGACACGCTGGCTGGATGTAGGCCCCACTAATAAATGGGCGATGTTCGATACGCTACGCAATAGCGCAACATCAAAAGCCGCCACGTTTACTGTGGTGATTACACCAGGGCAGCGCGTAGATTCTATTGCGTTACTCGGTATGGCCGCCACCTCAGTCGTTATCAGTATGACTAGCGTGGGTGGTGGAGGTACAGTTTACAACAGCGGAACTATTAACCTAAACACCCGCGAAGTGCTGGACTGGTATGATTATTTCTTTGACCCATTTACCACGCAACCCAGTTTAATTTTATTCGATTTGCCGCCCTATTCAGACGGCATCATTACCGTCACCTTATCAAACAGTGGCGGCAATGCCGAATGTGGTGCCTGTGTGATCGGCACGAATTTTTATTTAGGCGGCGTACAGTACGAAGCCGAAAACGATGTGCTGAATTTTTCATCAGTTACTCGTGATTTTGCTGGCGGCACGGCAACAATGATACAGCGCCGTAACGTACCTAAAACCATCCAAAGCATATTTTCAGATAAAGCGCGTGTTAATGCGATTCGCGATTTACGCGATGAACTTAATGCGATACCCGCCGTCTGGTCAGGGCTTGATGATGACACTGATGAATATTTTGAAGCGTTGCTGATTCTTGGATTTTATAAAAAATTCTCGATTAATTTGCGCTACCCACAACATGCAATTATCAGCCTTGAGCTGGAGGAAATCTAATGGCACAAACCAACCCAACGGCGATAACGGCACTGCCCACAGCGCCTAGTATTGCCGACCCAACAAATTTTGCGGTGCTGGCTGATGCGTTTGTTGCCGCGTTAGCTACTTTACGCACCGAAACCAATGCCATATCGACAGTCAATTATGACAATGCCGTCGATGCTTATAACAATGCTGTTATTGCCTTGGCTCAGGCAGGCATAGCGACTACACAAGCGGGTCTTGCAACAACTAATGGCGAAACACAGGTAGCATTAGCAGCAGCACAAGTGGCGCTGGCGGCTGCTTATGCTGTAACTGCGGTATCAGCACCAGGCACATCAGACACATCAACCACGTCATTAGTGGTGGGCACAGGCGCTAAATCTTTGACAATACAAACAGGTAAAAGCCTAGTAGTCGGTATGCCATTAATGATAAGCCGCACCAGTGATCCGGCTAATCAATACATGCTAGGTATTATCACTGCTTATGACAGCGGCTCAGGTGCATTAGATGTATCGTCAACTTATTCTTTAGGCGCTGGTACTTATACCGATTGGACGGTCAGTTTAGTTGGGCTAAAAGGCGAAAAAGGCAATATGTCAGCGCCGGTTTATACCGCCACATCAATCACCGGCGTTGCAGGCACGGGCTATTTAGTGGATACCTCAGCCGGTGCAGTTACAGTGACATTACCCGCGTCACCTACTTTAGGCGACTCTTTTACCTTTATTGATGCTAAAAACACTTGGCACATTAATAATCTAACTTTAAATCGCAACGGTAATAGTTTTAGCAGCTTATACGGCACTAGCACGGCAGAAGATTTAGTGTGTGAAGTGCCTGGAACTACATTTACTATCTTCTTTGAATCACCTAACTGGAAACTTATCTAATGAAATTATCAGACTTTAACCCAATAGGGACAACGCTGCAACTAATCGCTGGAGATGCAATTACTAAAGATGATTTAGTTGAAGTATCAGCGCTCACCGGCAAAGTATATCCGGTCGAAGTATCTGACTATTCAGCCGTACCTACTGTCACTTATGGCACAGCGCAAACGTCAACAGCTACAGGAGAGATAGTCGCTACAACCTATATTGTCTTAGGGAATACTTTAGCTTATGCTAGACAACAGGTTTTAGTTAATGACACAGATAAATCTATTTATACTTTAACAAATCATTTAATAGCTAATGGATTACTGCTAACTAGATTTACTCCTAACGGTGATATATTATTTTCAGTGGATATTGATGCCACGGCAACCGCCTACAACAACCATCATATGTTCTATCTATCAAATGGCAATATTGCTGTCGTCGCTATGTCCAGCACATCCTATTACTACGCCATTTACGATACATCACTGAATGTAGTGACTGCCAAAACGACATCTGCTGAAACTTGTCTTGCTGCTGGTAGACTATCTGCTATTGCTTTAAGCGGTGGTGGTTTTGCTGTTGTGTTCCAACAATTAACCAATCCATTACTCAGTAGATTAGCAACGTATGATAATGCCGGGGCGATTGTTTTAGCAGCAACTACTATCTGGACGCGAACTGGCACAACGGGACCTCAGTATCATAAGATAGAGCAGTTATCGAGTGGAAATATTGTAGTTGCCGTGTCGAGTGCGAATACGGTTGCCAGTATTGGTCTATTTCATGGCATCGTTACTACAGGTGGCGTTTCAGTGCTGGCTTTTACCAACTTAGACACCACTAGCGCTGCTTTACTTCCAGAACTATCAATACTGACAGGTTACTACTGCATTGCCAGAAAGGAAAATGGCACAGTAAATGCGTCAGTGTTCAATAACGCAGGAACAATACAAGGAGCGGAAACGTCCACGGTGTCCTCAACAAGCGTCAATGAAAACTTTGCTAAGTTAGTCAATAATTCAGTTGATACGTTTTGGTTGTTATGCCCATCTGCAACACCAGCAAAAACAGTATTGGTAAAAATACCAATAACCGGAACTAACTATGTCACTACAGCAGTACAGGCAACAGGAACTCTATATGACTGTCATATTGACGCATTTTATGATGATGGATTTATTATTTGTACCTCTACCCCTAGAGTATCAGCAAGCGCGCCTGTGTTATGGATTGTTGATACAACTACTGGATTATTAGTAACCGCTTCTGCAACAACTTTTGGCTCAATGCCAGGTTCATATTTGGCAGATAGCATTAGGGTAATCTATGGTGGAACTGGAGTTTTTATTTGTGTATATGCTGCTGCCGCTACAGGCCCATATACCGCATTAGTTGTTGGAAAGTATGCTAACACAGCAATAATTGGCGTAGCAGGAGCATCGGCTAATGAAGGTAGTTTAGTGCCTATCTATCAATCTGCTGGCGCTTATAAAATCAATGAATTACTAGGCTCAACTAATAAATCATTTGACAATAACACTACCACACAATGCTATGGTAACAAAGGCACAATGATTAGAAATTCAGTCGTACTAAGAGGAATATAACCATGCCACAAATTAAACATATTGAGTCTAATAGGCTGATTGAAGTATCAGAAACGCCGGTACTAAAAGGGGGAATCTGGGAGTGTGGAAATCAGCGTTTTACGGATTTAACCGGAACAGAGTATGAAGCGGTCATTGAAACACCTATTATTACGCCGCCTAAAGTATCGCCCGTGCAGTTTAAGTTACTGTTTACCTCACAAGAACGTGTAGCCATTAAAGCCGCACGAACTACTGACGCAATCCTCGATGACTTCTATGATATTATTGATGACCCACGGTTGACTGAGGTAGATTTAGCCTTGCAGTCGGTACAGAATGCGCTGGACTATCTAACCGCGTTGACGCTGATTGGTGCTGGGCGTAAAGCTGAAATACTGCTGGGCGTGGTGCAGTAATAATCTGTACGCTTCTGAGTACAAATTAATCAGTCTTGAAAAGTATACAACTAGAGACGCTTTTTAGGCAGCGGTACAATGCGGCCTGAGAGCGTCTTTTTTTATGTCTTAAAATTCATTCTTATGAAGTCTAAGATATTTGCGACTTCGCGGACAGATTAAAAATAGATTAGATAAAAGATTAGAGGGTTGTGGAAAACTCCCTCTAATCCTTTGTAATCGCGGTCTGTATAAAATAGCCATGTGGCTCTAATCCCACGGGTTTTGTGGCTCTAATCCCGTGCCTTTTGTGGCTCTAATCCCATAATTGTGGCTCTAATCCCACGATTTTGTGGCTCTAATCCCACGCCTCTTTAGGTATTTTACACGCGGTTTTTGACTTATTTACGGTAACTAAGTCATTTTCAATAGCGAAACTTTCTAAGAACCCGATATTGATTAGATTCTGCAATGCTTCCGCCACCTTGCGCTTAAAATCTGACTTTTGCTTGTTTCGGCTTCCAGTAAATTTCCGCAATGTCTCTAACTTTACTGGGAATGGATCGTTGTGGCTGGAGTAATAGCCATGCAATGCCTGGGCTAATGGCTTCCGCCTAATCATTAACCGCTGCTCCCAGTCTATCCATGTAGTTTGCGAATACAATCCAAACAACTGTCTATCGAGCTGAATAGCATATAGTCCGGCTGGCTCTGTTACCATGCCTGAAACGATAAGCGATCCAAAATAACTTTTGTCCTTGTGCTTTATTCTTACCGAGCAAGCATTTAATCGAGTGATAGCCGCATCTAAAACCTTTCTATCTTTTCCGCCACAATCTAATTGCATGGCAGTTAATATTTCATGGGCTGAAAACTCACAGAACGTACCCAGTGGCGTGTCTCTCGCCAAGTGAACAAGCGTTTCCCATAAAGTCAGGTCTTCCTGGTTAAGCTGCTCGCCGGTATATGAAATCGTTATCCCCTCTTGGCTGGCTAACACTTCGTCTTTCATATCAACCCTGTCTTTGCTTTGGATGGCCGAAAACAAGGCAGAACGCAGGAACGTGTTTGGCGTACCTCTCCTGCTATCCGGCCAAGTCGGTAACGTAACCGGCTTATCCGCACTTCTGGCTAATGCTTTATCACTAAGCGCCTTTGCTCTCTCAGTTAAATTGTCCATCATTTATACCCCGCCACCTGTGCCTTTTTAATGCACAGTTGAAAAACAGGTATCTGCCTAATAAAAGACAGCCGGTACGATTCAACCAGCATCATTATTTCGTCGGCCTGTTCGTCCGTGGTTAATCCGCTGGCATCCATTAGCGCCAATTCTTGCAACAGCTCTTGCCGTCTGGTCAGCGTATGCAATGGTTCAACATGGGTTATGACTTCCTCCGCTGGCTCTAAAATAGCGCGTAGTGGCTCGACAATAACCTCAACCGGCGATTCTATAGCCTGCTCCGTTTTAGGCTCTACAACCGCGTTATTTTCGACGGTAACGACTTTAAGCGGTGTAGGCACTCGGTCGTAATCCATCACCTCGGCTTTCTCAATCGTTGCCACAGCTTTCGTCTGTTCAATCAGCCGATAAACCTCATTGACGGCGATGTTTTTCTTCTTGATTTGCGCCAATATCCGCTTTGCTTCTTTGCCGTCATCCATAACGGATAGCGCATAAATAGAACCCTTATAAATCGCGGCATCACGCAGATTATTAATCCCATGCTGTTCGCAAAACCGTCCCGCTGCAATGGATCGCGATATATCCCTTGGGCTACTAAGCCACTCTGGCGCAGAAGAATCTCTAATATCGTTTAAATACTGGCCGAACAATTTGTCACTCGCAAACTTTTGACGCAGCGCCCACAAAATACGCCACTTAATTAAATACGATTGTGATTCCACGGCATCAAGCCGGGCAACCAGTTCATCCGGTTCCAGTTTATTTAAACCATCCAGCGACCATATCGATTCTTGCTCTTGTAACTGGTTACGGTTCACCTCGTTGATAAATTCGATTTGTGCCTGGGCTTGCTCCGGTGTTTTAACTTTAAGCGCCATGAAGCACCTCCCCTACCAGATTAGTTAATTCAGCCTTAGCATTCGTTTCGCTGTCAGATTTGCCGGTCATTTCCAAAACGCCCAAACCGCACGGCATGGCATCACGGTACACGCGGCGGTCATACAGTACAGCATCAATTAGAGTGAATTGCGGGTACTGGTTGATAGTGGCCTTGGCATAAACAACATCAACATCTTTTGAGTTGGTCGGTGCTGAATTGACATAAGCAAACACCTTTAATTTTGGGTTAATGAAGCCCGCCTGCTTGATGATATGCGTCATGCTTGGCAATGTATCAAGATCGATTGAGCTGGGACGAAATGGCACAATCAGCACATCAGCCACAATCATAGCCGAACGCATAGCATCAGAATCATGGCCGGGGGTATCGACTATCACGAACGCATAACGCTCGTTAAGATCCAAAAGCGTGGCATCGATTTGGTCGTATTTTTGTACGCAATGAATTTTGGGCAGGTCAGGATGCGACTTTTGCCGCTCCGCCCACCATGTTGTTGCAGTTATCTGCCTATCGGCATCGACTAACAACACGTCTTTTGATTGCTGGGCTAAAGCAACAGCGATGTTTACAGCAAGCGTACTCTTGCCTGAACCGCCTTTCTGGCTGGCAATATGTATGATGGTCATTGTTTGGCTCGGTTAAATTTATCGGAAAATTAAATTAGCACCGAGCCGGTCAAATTAAAACATAGTTATTTTATGGTTATTGCAATCTTATTTTTTCAGCGCATTCACCCGCGCCCCATTCAATGCCTTTTTTGATCTTATCATGGAGTGCATCCCACTTTTTCCATGCCGCGCCTCCTATGTCATCACAGATTTCCGCACAGCGCTCACGCTCTTTTTGCATCATGTGTCGTGCGAAATTCTTGCACTCCAACGCGCTAATTTCAATGTGCTTTTCTCGTTCAAGGCCGAAAAAATCGTTAAACTCTTTTGTTAATTCGCTCTCTGTCATTGCGCCGTCTCCGTTAATTTTCTCGCCATGCCGTCAATATCACTCCATGAAGCATGATAAAAAAGATTGTATATCTTACGCTGCAAGCCTAAAAACTTGTTGCGCTCCCGTCGAAAAATCTCACGCCAGTCGCCGCCTGTTGCGTGTGCAATACCAGCGGTTATCATCACACTCTGTAGGTGCATAATTTGGCGGGTTGATAGTTTGATGAGTTGGCTTTCAAGGCTCATAAATCCCCCGCTAAAACATAAAAAATATGTTTGCCTATTTTCCGTGTCACCTTGCCCGGCATACCTGGGACTGAACCGCGATTCCAGCTATCAGCATTTTTAACCGTCGGCGTTTTAAAATCATTCAGCGCCGACTTTGCTAATGTTATCCAGTAATGCTCTAAGCGCTGTGGCGGCTGTTTTCTTGCTACGCCTTTCACCTTGCAGATACTTTTGCCAGTACGCTTTGCTCTCGTCTTGGTCGCTTCCGCTACCGCAATCACGCCTGATATGGACTCTGATTCCGCCTCGGCAAAAAGTATCTTGCTCAAACACTTCGCCTCATCAGCGTGGGCTGTGCCAGTGGCAAGTAACAGCGTTAAAAGTAATTTATTCACAGCACCACCTCCACATCATGCTCAATCTCACTATATTCACCACATTCAGCCATGCCTTTTAAGCAGGCGACTTTTGAATTTAAGCGCCCACGCAGATTGCAAAACTGCACATCAGCCGCGCAAAATTCATCAGGTAATAAAATGTCTGGTCTATGCCAATAAGCACCCACGCCTCCTGGTAACGCTCGTTGCTCCAGCCGTGAATCATATTTTTTTTTATCAAAATTTAGATGTTTGCATCCTAAAAATTTCATAATAACTCTCTCACAACAAAACCAATATTAACTACTGCTGATAAACATAGCACGACAGCGGCATAAAAATTCAAACATTCTAGCCAGTTAACTTTCTCATGCATTGCGTCATAAGCCTGTTTCTCAATCATATAACTACGATAAAGTACATCTTCCTTTAAATCAGAATATCGAACCCAAGGCCCATGCTCATGTGGCTCAATGCCGGTATGCTTATATCTAATCATTCTCTGTTCTCTCATTATTTTTATATTACATTTTAGAAATAATCACCAGAACGCATGGCTTCGCAGTCTGAAATATCGGGCGTGTAGCCTTGTGGATTACTACCCTTGCAGTTTGGCTTCCAGTTGTTCTTTCGGTAATCACCAGCAGAAACCATATTCGACAACGAATCTTCCTGCTTTTGTGAGCAAAAGCCTTGGCTCTCTATGTTTGTAGCGAATATCGAGTAGCCAAACCCAAGGTCTTTTGCCTGTTTAATCAAGTGCTGTTGTCTGTCTGTTAGCATAATCTATTCTCCAATAGAGAAGGATGTTCAACCTGCAATAAAACTGCATCAATAAAATCCTGCCAATATTTCAGCCGGTGTTTATCGCGCTGTCTGATAATGTTTTGCAGCGTCATATAGTTAATTGATACCTGCCGGGTTTGCAGATAACCTTCGGGCAGGTTGTCTTTCAGTCGAGTTATATCTTTGTAATACTCTGAATCAGGATTTTTATAGTCGCAGATACAGCGGTTAAATTCGTCAATCATTACCTGTGTTGTTCCAGGTTCAAAATTCGCGGCTGTTACCGGGCCTTTGTCAATGGTGTGCATAGTGCTTGCTGAATTTTTAGTGATGCCGGTGCGATAGGTATCAAGCTCCTGATGAAAACTGCGACTGGCTGTAATTAGAAACCATGTTTGTATACTCTCCAGCGCCTTATTGTGTCCACCTCCCTTAAATGCCAACAAGTTTAACCGCTTGTATGCCTTGAACATTTGCGCGTCAGTCCACCATTCAGCCATCGATGTTCCTTCGCGGTAGTAGCTTAAAGCCATGCCTAAAATGGCTTGCTCATAGCCGCATTCTTTTAATAATTTAACTTGCATTCAATACCCCTTTTTCAAGTTTCATAACTTTAATTGCCAGCTTTGACAAAGTAACCAAAACGTCTTTTTCAGCATCAACGGCCTTGTCTGGAAAAGTTTTAATCATATAAGTCATCTCGCTCCTGCTTAATAGGCGCAAATTCTCAATGGCGGTATTAGTGCTATCGCCGTCAATATGTAAAATTACATGCCTTGGCGGTATCTCACCATGATGTTGCCGCCAAACAACTTTCTTTTCTTTTTCCCAAACTCCCGGCTCGGCTATTTTGATAAAGACAACGCCGTCTTTTGCTGTCGTTCTATGCCCAATTGGGTATGCGCTGGCTTTGCCGTTATGCCCTTTTTTAAACATGCCGCTATTTCTGTGCATCGGTCTTTTTAGGCCAGTACACCATGGCAACGTGCCTTTCTTCCAACGCCCTGCATTGTTGTCTGGATAACCACCTTTCAATCCTTGCCTACTGCAAAAGCTGGTCATAGCCCGCGCGGTTCTCGCTGTACCGAAAACCGCGTTAAACTCCCGTGTTAATTCTGTTCTGTCTCGCCCATATTGGTTGCTTTTAATCCAGTCAATTTGGCTTTCTGTGTAGTGTTTAGACATTGCTTTGTTCTCATTTCCAGCCGTTTTAATGCGATCATTGATTGCTTGATAACAGGCGCTTGTTGTTTAAAATCACCATAACGATTCAGTAATGCCAATTCACCCCGGCTTATTAATCTCAAGTTTTCAATGTCGCAGTTATGTGGGTTTGAATCCAAAAACATAATGACGTGATTAGCGGGTATTTCACCATAATGGCTCTCCCAAACTACGCGATTCAATGCCCGCCATTTCCTGTTACCCTCCGATATTTTAATATCCAGATAACCGTCGGCTTTATAGCGTACTGAGCCGACAGGTAAATGGTTCGGCGGTATCAGCCCCGGTTTAAACCGGCCGGAGTTGTTATCACCATTTACGCCTTTTAACCCGGTGTTCCACGGAATTGAACCTTGTTTAAACTGCCCCCGGTTAGTATTGCCGGGGGAAACTTTAATATTGTAGCGCTGCAAGGCATTGCTGATACTGTCTTGTGACACAGACGCGTTAAATTTCGCGTTAATGCCACTGGCTAATTCGCTTTCGCTCATAGCGTCCCGGTTATCCCTTAGCCAGTTGATATGCTCAGGTGTGTATTTATGCGCCATCGTGATGGAGCATAGCAGGCAACGGCGTTATTCTCCCATGCTCAGCTGCAAAAGTGGCTGCTTCAAGTGACAACTTCTGCGTGGAAATAATGTCACGCGCAATGTTAGACACGGCTTTTGACTGCTCGGCACAGGCTTTTAATTCTTCGCCTGATGCCATTGATATTTTCTCCAGTTGTGCAAATAATAATTCATTCAATTTGTTTAAGTTGTTTTCGGTTTTAGCTGTCATAGTTCTCTCTGTTAGTGAATAAGTGTTGTAGCCCTCAGGCTGTTTTTCTATCGCCACGCCGCCAAGATTTGCCATTTTTAGTAACTCATCTGCGACTTGTCCACGATCTCGCTTTATTGCGTAAGCGATCTCATTAGCGCTTCGGCTGGTGTATTTTTTGAGTTCTGCAGTTATCTTTTGTTGCATTGTGCTTTCCAAAAAATGCGCGTCCTTGCGCGGGGTTGTTATTTAAGCTAAGCCAACATTCGTTTAGTCGAGAACGCCGCCAATGCCGCTATCCGCCCTTGGTGTTCGTCCCGGCGCTTGATGTCATCCTGCGTTAGCAAATCCTCGTTAATGTGAGTCAACGTGGTAATAGCTCGTTTAATCTCAGCGCCTACGGTTCCGCGTAGTCGTGCCATTGCCACATCAGACTGCTGATTGGGCATAACTACCAAATAGCCAGCGCCCCGTTTTGATACCAACAGCATTTTGTGTTCTTCCAGTAAATGCGCCTTGAATCCCTCAATTACTTGCATGAACTCAAACGCGAAGTTCTGAAAATCCGCTTTACTGCCATAATCGGGTTCGGTTAATGCCATCTCTTGTAACAGCCATTTTTTTGAAATAACCGATCCATAATTGAACTCGACAGCGGCTTTATTGCCTGCCGTGATGTAAACCTTGTCATTAATTACTTCGCCGCTCATTTCACTAACTCCACTGTGAAGCGTCCAAAATGGCCGCCTTTTTCCGGTCTGAATCCGCCAATACCGACAAACTTTCCGGCGTTATCTGCGGCTTGTAATATCTGGTTTTGGTCAAGCGTGTTTTCGTCATACATCAGGCTAAAGGTTAGGCTCCATTGAGTAAACTTAGGCCGGTACGCCATTACACGGGCAGTTGACACCACCACCGAGCGGCGGTCTAAATAGCGTTGTTCCCAAAGTTGCTCGACTGATAACTTTTTGCCGTAATCCAGAGGGATTTCGGCATCCAACATCATCACGCCGCGCTTTACTTGCATTCCAAGCTTGTTTAATTTTGCACCGCCTACCAGCGTGGCCCTGATGTTTTGCGTAGGCATATAAACGCCCAGCTCGTCATTCCAATACAACAAGCCTTGCCATTGGCTACGGGCAATCAAATGATGATCGTCCTCTGTCTTTTTGCGCTTGCTAGTCAGTTCTTTGTGCGCAATAGTCGCAGGGTCGAGTGGGTCGGCCAGCCGGTCGCAAGACAAAAGCAGTGGGCTGGTTCCATTAAATCTCATTTTTATATCTTTCATAAATCCTCTTATATAGTTGGGTGCCTTTCGGCCTTTGCTGTGCTTCGCTTCGCTAGGCTATGCTATGCTGTACTCCGCTCGGCTTTGCTATGTGGCAATTTCTGCCGCTAAACCCACTCTATGAATGGGCTTAACGCCTTAACTGGCCTTTGCTTTGCTGAGCTATGCTTTGCTATGCTCCGCTACGCTCGACTTCGCTACGCTCCGTGGTATCTTTCAACACCGCTTAACGCACTATTGCTAATGCGCTAAACGCTATTTCTAGCCTTTGCTTTGCTGTGCTCGGCTGTGCTCGGCTTGGCTGCGCTTCGCTAGGCTTTGCTTGGCTGCGCTTTGGTGGCAATTTCTTACCCGAATTAGCCACTTTTTCAAATGGCTAACCGGCTAAGGGTTTAGCTCTTTGCTTTGCTGTGCTGCGCTGCGCTTCGCTGTGCTGTGCTTCGCTGTGCTCCGTTGGCAATTTCTGCCGCTAAGCACCCTCGAAAAGATGCTTAACGCCATTACGGCCTTTGCTTTGCTCCGCTTCGCTTAACTGCGCTAAGCTTGGCTATGCTATGCTTATTTAATGCTTAATCTAAATCCGGCACTTTCAATTCGCGCTCCAGCGCAACCTCCAGAATTTTTAATCAGTGTTTTATCTGGCGTTACCTCGGTTTTGGTTCTCAAGAACTCAGCTGGTATCAGAGCAATATCTTCGATCACCACGCTTGGCGGTAATTTCGCTAATGAAATCTTAAACTCAGAGCATTCGATTTTATTAATACCTGTCCTTGTCATGTTAGATAACAGATATTCTTTCATCCATGCCACCTGATTTTCTTTCGCTTTCCGTCTTTCCGCCATGCGCTTTTCCGCGTCTTTCATAGCCGCAATTTCAGCATCGATGTTTTGGAAAAAACCGGCTACTGAAATAGCCTTGTCTTTGAAGCTACCTTCTAACGCTTCCAAGGTGTCGTTGATTACTTCTTCCGGCAAATCGTCCATGCTTGCCATGTCTAATAATGCCGCATTGTGTGTGCTGGCAATTTCGTATAAGTTCATGCTGGCTCTCCTTCTTCTACTTGCGGGGTTAATTTTGCCTTCATGCTGTCCTTGGCTGCTAAAAATGATGGCTGCAAAGGCTTGGGTATGGACTGCCAAACCTTACCGAGCTGCTCAAGATTAACCGCCGCATCAATCGCCGCTTTGTAATTTACTGACTCTTGCTTATAGCCTTGGCTGGCTGCATTGCCATCATCATCATCGGCGGCAATTCCGGTCATAGCGCTAAACGCATATCTTCTGGAATATGTGATTGCCGACCCAACAGATTGTGGATCGGGCTTTATCGGTTTGATAGGGTAACGCCCACTAATAAACTCTCCAGACGAATGCAATAGCATGGTTTCTAAATACATGTCCCCTGATTCGGTCATATCGACAATTTGCACCACCGATAAGCCGTTATCTGCAAGTGGTTGCTTGGCGGCATCAATAACGCTGGCTAAGTCAGCGTAGCGGGACTTAAAAAACGTGTTTGCTACATCTTTTTTGGCATGATCGAAAGCGCCCTGGGCTTTGCTTAAAGCCCCCGCTAATTCTTTGATTGATTCTGATTTCATGGCTCACCTCTTGTTTAAAATGGCGCTGATTCTTCGTAGTCACGCACTAAAATGGCTTTCAAAATATGCGTATTAATAAAGCCAGCTTGTTTTATTGCTTTTTTCTCAGCGCTGGCTTGAGTTTTTGCGGGGACAGTGTGCATTGCATAAACGCCCATGCCGTTTTTTGTGCCTTGAACCTCAATTTGGAATAACATTAGCTTGCTCCGTAGATAATGCCGGTTCTTTGATAAACCGCTGTTTTGCGGATATTGTTGCGTTTAATTAGCCCTTCGTCCTCTGCGACATCGATTGCCACACGCCTTGCTTGGCGGGTATCTTCGGCTGCAATAATAAATTCACAATGCTGATGGTTGTACCAGAATGATCCGGTAAAAATTTCTACTTCAAATAGGCTTAATTTTTTCATTTTCAGCTCTCCGTTTGTTGCAGGGATGGTTCAGTTTTAATGTTTCGCCATGATATTGGCGAAGGTCTAAATGCGGCTTGTCATTCGCCGCGTGTTCCCCGTCCAGTGGTTGATTGGGCTTTTCTTGCGCCTTTAACATTCGCCTTTACCTCCACAGCTTGAGCAGCTACTTTCACTGCTGCTGCCTTCGCCCGTGCCTTGGCATTGTTGGCACTCGGCTTTCGGTTCGTCGAAGTCAGCGGCATAACACCGAGCGTCATAGCGTTGATCTTCTAATTCGTCTTGGTAGCTCCAGTCCATCACTCCACCTCGCTCATGTCGTTGAAAATCCAGCCACCACCTTGCTTATGCATATAGCTCTGATAGTCCGGCGATACCATAAATTCGTCAGTGCCGTTCGCCATTGGCGGCGTAACAAGCAATGTAAAAAGCAATGCGGCAATAGCGAAAATAAGAAAGGCGATCAGTGCGCGGGTTAAAAATTCAGTTACTTGCAAACTATCGTCAAGGCGTGACATTCTTGATTTGTAGTCAATGATCTTCATGCTGCGTCCTCGTACATTTTTGTAATTGCGGCGGTAGCTTCAGTCACGAAGTCTAAAAAATCATCCAGGTCGTCGTCTTGGATGATGATGTCGATGTCTGGCGTTCCGTTCATCAAATCAACTTTTACGATTTGCATGACGGGCCTACTTAATTTTTAAATAGATGAGATGCAGCGGGATCGTTACCACTAAGCCCACCAAGCCGAATAACACTGCACCGATGTGCAGCATGATGAATAAAAAATTAGCCATGATCTTTACTCCAAAAAGTTAAAAAAATCCCGGTTACGGTTCCGGGTTTTACCTGCCTACTCCGCAGATTTAACTGCGCGGCTCCCGGCAAAACGTATGCTGGCGTAAGGTAAAATTAACGATGGAGCCTTAAACCCCTACCCAACACGTCTGACGTTTACCCGAAACTAAGTCAGAAACGGTCATGGCTTAACTCCCATGCGAGCGCAATTAGTGCCGACGTTTATCCCCGGTCGGCGCGGGTTAAAACAACACACTTAACCACTAAGTGTTTACTGCAAAACGCGGCTTGTTTGGCAGGTCAATCAGGATGAAAACACCTGCCGGACTACTCAAGCCTTTTTTCGCTGCTTGAGGACAGCGGCCACGTTTTTTTAAAGCGCCCTTTGTCACGCAAGGCACTTTAAAAAAGCCCCGCGTCCTTGCGGGTAAGAGGTTCAGAGAGCGCTGAATTTGTGTAGCTGATGGGTAATAATACCACGGTATTAATTAAAAACAATACCCAAGTAGTATTTATTTTCACGCAGGCACAAAAAAACCGACACAAGGCCGGTTTCGTTGGATTTTGGGCAATAAAAAACCCACTCAGGGCGGGTTGGGTATGTGTTTATTTTCGGGGGTTATTTTTTCAGTGCGGCATAAAACAGATTAACATTGATGCCTGCTTGCCTAGCCATTGATCTAATTAGGTCATGGCTAAACGGTGATTTAGGGCAATCGACAGTCACCTTGAAAAATTGCCCGTTATCACGCTTAACCCAATGTTCGTGTGAGGTGCCACGTTGTGGTCGTGGCTCAAAGCCCAATATTTTTAAAATAGCTTTAACTTGTGCGCAGGTTAGCGGTGGATGCTGTCCGCTCATGCGTGATGCGGCGTATGCGGAATAGTTGGCTTAAAGACTTGGCCTAATGTCCCATGCAAGCGGATGCAATGCTGAATAAAATCAAGTGTGTGATACAGCACCCAATCACGCAACGGCGCTTTGCGTAGCAGTAGCTCGGCGGCAAACTCTTTATCCTCACCTTCCAGCGCGTCATAAAGGTATTCGTTAATTTGCGACTCCAGTTTGGCGATGGCTTCCTCTTTGCTGTCGCCTACCGCGTAAAGGGTAAAGTCCAGGCAGCGCGCCGCCCAATAATCGGGTTCTTTTTTTATGATGCAGTGCAGTTTGTCATTCATGTTTAGCCCCGGTTCGTTTTGCGTTAAAAAAGCACCATATTAAATATAGGCGGTGTTCCGGGTCAATCAACCCGCACTCAACACGGCATTCGCTCGTTCAAATAACCGCCCTCACTGACAGCAAAAAGCCCCAAATAAAGGGGCTTTTATAGTTGACTAGCTTGAATCAATATGTGGGGGGGGGGGGGGGGGATAGGACTACATACCAAACTAAGCCGACAAAGGCGTTAAAAATCATCGTCTTGTGTTAAATCCAGCGAAAATAACCACGCCGCAAATGTGCATCCCCTCGGTCATTTCTATTTTGTCATACAGCGGGTTTAACGGCATCAGCCATGATTTGCCACCATCAACACGGTAAATCTTAAAAGTAACTTCGTTGCTTTCTATCAGCTTGGCGATGACTTTATCGCCGCTTCGGGGTTCCAGTGCGGGATCACAAAAAATAATCATACCTTCGGTGTAGCTTTCCGCACCGGCGTGTGGCGAGGTCATACTATCGCCGGTGACGGCAAGCGCATAGGTTCCGGTGCTGTGGTTTATCGGACAATCAAGCCATTCCTCGGCATATCCTGACGGGTAAGGGTCGTGTGCCTCACACCACGAACCCGCTTGAACCCAGCTAATCAAGGGAACCTTACCGTAATTTTTTTCGATTCTTTTAACATTGCTGCCCTCTATTGGTTTGAGGTTTGAATTTTTGTTGCTGTCGGGTGCCAGCCAATCTGGGGCAAAATCTGCTAAACCTTTCTTTAACCACATGGCCTCAATATTCAAGGCGTGCGAAAGCTCGGCATCAAAACCCGACGAGTTCTGATCCCCTCTCTCAATTTTGGATATTGTCCCTTGCTTTACGCCGGATATTTTTACCAGCTCGTCTTGGGACAGTCCTTTATGTTCTCGCGCTATGCGCAATCGTTCACCGTATTTCATAGCCTCATACTCTAATACTTTTGTATTGAAAAAACTAACTACGTTGGTATTGTTTTTTTTTAATACTATGGTATTGTAGGTGCCTATGGATACATTTGAACTTAAAGAAGCGGTAAAACAGTCAGTCGAGTTAGCGATTGTATTTTGCGGCACCCAAGACAAATTGGCACGAAGGGCGGGTTTAACCCAAGGTGCCATTGGTAAATACGTGCGCAAAGAAGCTCTACCGACTGGCGTATCAGCTAAAAAATTAAGCTTTGCGGTTGATGGCACACAGTCACCTGCTGATTTTGCGCCGCACATTTTCTAACAAACCCGCTGGATGCCGGTATTAATCCGGGCATTCATCGACTGCAACACTGTTAGATCAGCCTCGACTTTTGGCATTGACGCTAAAACATCAAGGCTGGACGACTCACTTAATGAGTCAACAAGGTCGGCTAGTCCATTCAGCCTGCCTTGAAAAATAAATTGTTGCTCGGTAATGGCGAGCAGATGTTCGGATATATGTTTCATGGAGTTACCTCAAATGGCTAACGATGTTGATTTAAAAACTAAAGTGTCTGAGGAAACCAGCGACGATTTCATGATTGCCGCTAAACACCTCGGATTCAACAGCCGTTCTGAGTTCTTGCGCTACCTGGTGGAACGCGAGCTGTACGGCGTTTCGGCACAGCTACAGATTATAAGAATGCCCGGTGCAGTTACAGGGCAAAGATAAGGGGGTTTTGTCCCCTAAGTATTTTACGCATAGTGCGCTCCAACTCAGACTTGGACGCACACAGCCGGAACCGGGCTTTAAGCGGGAGTAAGAAGTAAATGCTAACGAGTAGGGAAGGGGAAACCAGCCGAACGGCGTTAGTAGATTTGCACCAAGAAAGCTCCAGGGTGCGCGGTGGGCGAATGTCAGAACCGGGAGGGGTGAATCGACGAAGATTCTAAAGTCTGACATTGCCTAACCGGTAAGGGTAGGAAAGCGGCCGGGTGACTTAGTTGCCTTGGGTTGAGCTTTGCCTCCCCTTACCAAGGATTGATAAGTATTCGTCTACTTATAATCACTTGGTAAGGATTACTAACAACAGATTGTAGATATAAGACGCGTACATGCGCGAGGCAAAAAAAAGCCCACTGATCCGAGAAAGATAACGTGGGCTTAATTCACAACTAAGGG